CACGCGTCCGGTTGCGGCCACCCGGGTCCGGGAGCGGCGCAGCGCCGCGAGCGCCGCCGCCGCCCCGCCGCCGTGGGCCGCAGCGATAAGGGCCACCACCTCGCGCTCGCGTTCGCGCCGCAGGCGGGCCACGATGCGCCGTGCTTCGCTGCGTACCGCGCCCGCCTCGCGCAGCCGGGCCTTGGCCCACCCGGGGTCCTCTAGGCCCTGCGCCAGCCGCCGGGCCACGAGCACGAGCAGCGCCACCTCGACACCCTCGTACAGCTCGGCCAGCTTGCGCGCCAACCGGGTGATGGCCTCCGGGTCGAGCATCAGAATCCGGGCTCAGGCATCGTTGGTCCCGCGTCGGCGCGGATACGCGCGACTTCCTCTGCGAGCTTGTCGTCATCGAGGTCCGGCTGCGCCATGCGCGCCGCCGTCTCGATGGATACCGCCTCGGCCGTGCGCAGCATGGTCAGCGTCTGCGCCAGCTCTTGCGCCGTCTCGCGCGGCTCCGGCCAGATGATGACCGGCGTCTCGACGGCCGTTGGACGTCCGAACACCGTCCGGTCGACGGCCAGCATCCCTTCAAGCGCCATCTTGAGCGCCGGGTTCCAGTAGCGCCGCTTGCGGTCCAGCGTCTGGTACGTCTTCGCCTCGCGGAGCCGGAGCGCCGTACCGGACTCCGCCCGGCCCTCGACGCGCAGGCCGAACGTCTGCGGCGCGTACCCCGCCTTGCTGACGATGCGCTCGATGAGGTTGAGCACCGTCTGCTCGTGCTCCGGCGCGCGTATCTCGGGCTGGTAGACCGTGATGCTCATCTCGCCCGGGCTCATGCCGTCCAGCTCGGTGAACACCTCGCGGTCCACGTCGAAGTAGCGCCCCGAGCCACGGTCGGTAGCGGCAGCGTCGAGCGCGTCCGCAGGCACGATGACGCGCGCCTTGCCCAGCCGCACGTCGCGCAGCCACGAGCTGTACGCCTCGTCCAAGGCGTCGAGCAGGGCCTCCGCCCCGGAGATATCGGCGCGCCCCTGCGCCCCTCCCGGGTCGCCGTGTGCGGGCCTCATGTTCGGCACGTACCACGTCAGCATCCCGCCGGGGATACCCTCCGGCAGGGCGACCGTCTCCTCTAGGTCGGCCGTCTGCGCGTGCGCCGTGAGCGCCGTCTTCACGCCTAGGTTCGTTTTGTCGCCCACGTAGAGTCCGTGCAGGATGACGCCCGGCTCGTGTCGCTCCAGATGTCGCCATACCTCGCGCCCCTCGGCCGGCAGCTCGTGCCAGAACGTGACCGCCTGCAGGCGCCCATAGCGGAACTCGGGCACCGCGTGGTCGGCCGCGACCGTGGTCAGGAACGGCATATCCGACACGGCCGTGTCCCAGCTCACGCGCAGGTATATGCCCGAGATAGCCGCGCACAGCTCGGCGGCTTCCAGCAGGGTGTTCGCCACGCCCGTCCCGGAGGTCAGCTCGTCCAGCCGCTGCTGCGCCGCGTCAGCTACGTCAATCTCGGGCATCTCGCCGAAGAGGAGGTCAGCGCTCGTCTGCGCAATCTCGGCCGCCAGCGGAACGTGGACCGGGGGCGGCTGCCGAACGATGCTCTTCTGCCGTTGCCTGCGCCAGAAGAAGAACGCCCGCGCATACTTGTTCTCGGCGGGTGGCGCGGCCGACGACGCGAGCTGGGCCGGGTTCCCCGCGTACCACGCGCGCCACGTGTGGATGGCCTCCGGCACCGCGCCCGGAGGCGGCCACGCCATATCGCGGTCGTCGGGCAGGCTCATAGGTCATCACTCCTCATGCGCCGGATGGCGCGGCGTCGGAAGACAGGGACGGATACCTCGTCCACCAGCGGCAGGCGCAACAGCCAGCGCGTCAGACGCGCGACCGCGCGCGGGTCGCTGGCGAACGGGATGCAGAACGGGATGGACAGCCTCATGCCGCCTCCTTCGTGGTGTCGTAGACCAGCCAGCGCCGCGTATAGCGCCGGGTCGAATAGCAGCCGTAGCGGAGCGCGTCGGCCCCGTGGTCGTCGGCCTTGACCGGCGCGTCCTCCCCGCGTTCCTGCGCCTTCGCGTCCCAGCGGTACCCGGTCAGCTCGCGGATGAGGTGCGTGCACGAGCGGTGGATGCACAACCGCCCGGACGTGAGCAGCGTGGCCGTATAGCGGATACCGTCCAGCACGTCGTTCTCGGCCTCGCGCGGCTTCACCCAGCCGTCGCGCCGGAGTTGCGCCGAGAACGACACGGCGGAGGGGTCCACGTAGGCCCGCTTGAGCTGGACGGGCGCGGGTTTGCCGTTCACCCGGTAGGCCCCGTCCGCACCGGAGGCCAGCCAATCCCGGAGGTGCACGGAATACTCGGCGTCGGTGAGCTGCCGCCTGCGCTCCTTCGCGTCCCAGCGCCACTCGCGGGCCACGTAAAGGCGTTCGTCGGTCCCCAGCCCGGCCAGCAGAGCGTGAGTCACGGTGGCGGTCCCGTAGTCCACGAACAGCCACCACGTCTGCATGGCGGGAAGCTCGTCGGAGACGTGCAACACGGGGTCGAACATATCGAACACCGCTCCCTCGGCGGCCACCCACTCCCCGAGGATGAAGCGCCGGTACCAGAGGCCCGTGAACTCGCGCTTGACCGCCTCCACGTAGGCGTCCGGCAGGTGAGGGTTGTCCTCCAGCCGGAAGGAGAAACGCCCGACGCCCAGCTCGTCGGCGCGGTCCAGCCAGTCGCGCTTGAGCCAGTGGAGCGGAGCGTCAGGGTTCGTGGTCGCAATCATGCGCGAACCCTCCGCCGAGAGCCGCGTCCGCAGCATCATCCAGAACGACTCGGGGATGGTCGATGCCTCGTCCACGTAGGCCCCGGCCAGCGTGAGCCCGCGTATCTTCTCCTGCGCCCGCTCGTCGTTGGCCCCGACGACGTAGACCCGGCGGCCGTGGATACGCAGCTCGCGGCTTCCCCGGTTGAAGTAGACCTCATGCTCGCCGAACACGTCCATGAGCGGGTGGATGACGTTGCGGATGACGGTGTCTTGCGTGCGCCCCGCCAGCAGCAGGTTCCCTTGCGGCCCGTGGGCGGCGAGGTCCACGAACGCGTGGTCGGCGGCGACGCTCTTGCCGGAGCGGACTGCGCCCTCTAGGATGACCAGTCCGCAGTCCTCCAACGCCCACCACGCGGCGCGCTGCTTGGGGCTCAGGGCACCGATACCGCTCACGGCCGCTCGCCCTTCTGCAAGACAAGGTACTCCTCGAACGCAGCCCGCTTGCGCTCGTCAGCCTCCGGCCGGTCGCTCTGCCCTAGGTACTGCTTGCCCAGCCAGATGAGCATCGTGTCGCTGTTCTTCTGGAACTGCTTGCGGCGGATGGAGATACGGCCAGTGAGCCGCCCGCGTTCCCACGCCTCGCGGTACTGCCTCTGCCGCAGCTTGCGGTTCAGCGTCTCGCGCGCCACCTCGAAGAACCCGGCCGCCTCCTCCTGCGTGCACTGCATCGCGGCCAGCTTCTCGAGCTTGTCGAGGTCGATGTCGGCAGCTTTACGCGCCACGGGACGCCTCCGCCTTAGATGGCCGCGGCTCGGTCGGCTTCCCGCGGTGCCAGCCCGTGGTCTCGTCCATGCGCAGGCGGTACGGGTACGGCTCCGGTTCTGCGGCGTCCTTGCGCTTGATGAGCGGTATCCGCTTGAACGCGCTGTAGTCGACGTAGTGGTGCCAGCGCCCGAACTTCCACACGACCCGCGCCACGTCCGGGTGCATGCGGGCGAGCATCTGACTCTTCGGCAGCGTTCCCTCCCGGCGGTAGAACTCTTCGGTGTTGCCGCCGCGGATGTGCTGCGTCGGCTCTTTCCACTGCTGGAAGGCGTTGAACTGGACCGTCTGCCAGCCCGCCTTCAGCATCCGCAGCGAGAGGTCGGTGTCCTCGTTGTAGCGCCCGCGCCAGCGGAACGGCACGTCGTTGCGGATGAGGTTGCAGGAGTAGATGCGCGTCCCCACGATGAAGGGCGGCTGCTTGATGCGGGACGGGCAGAACATCCAGTAGTTCGGCCCGGCCATCGCGATGTTCTCGTAGCGCAGGACGAACGTCTCCATGGCGTGAAACGGAGTCCCGTCCCCGCAGGGGATGCGCTGATTGCGGTGGAGGCGCGAGAACAGCGAGATATTGTCGTCCATCACCCAATGCCACGCGTGGCCCTCCGCGATGGAGTGGTCCCAGATGAAGTTGCGCGCCGGTCCCGGTCCCTTGCTCTTGGTGTCGCCCAGGTCGTCAAACGTGTCGTATTCGCGCTGGTAGGCGGGGTCGAGGGTAAGGAGCCTCTCGTCCGGGAAGACACGCGCATACGCCTCGCGCTGTGGCTCCTCGACGACGATGCGGTAGGGCACGCCCATGCGGTCCAAGGCTCGCGGGGTCAGCGCGATAGCCGCCCGGCTCTTGGACGGGATGTAGAGCGGGAAGCGGGGCGAGAACGCCATCAGTTCACGCCGCCTCGTCTCCGTCTCCGTCCAC